GCGTATTCACGGTGAGGGTGCCGCCGCCGCCGATCTCCGTGCCGCCGGCGGTCGTGCCGTCGCCCACGTAGAGCTTCTTGGTGTCGGTGGTGTAGATCGGCTCGCCTTCGGCGGGCGTGATGCCCACACGGTCGGCGTTGGTTCCTCGGCGTAGCTTGAGTGGCATTAGATGATGGCTCCGTAGTCGACCGTATTGGTGTAGGGGTTCGTGATCGTCTGGTAGTCGCCGTCGTTGTTCGGGTTGGCGAACGTGCCGAAGTCGCTCTGGTTGATCGTGCCGAAATCGGTGTCGCCCACTTCCGTTTCGAACGTGTCGTAATCGTCGTCGAGCGCCGTCGGCATCAAAAGCGTACCGTAGTCCGTGTCGCCGACAAGAGGCGCCTCGCACGTACCGTCTATGGCCTGCGTGTTGACGATCAGCCAGTAAAGCGTGCCCGTCTGCGCGCGGTGCGGCACCGCCAGGACGTAGCTGTTGAGCGGGATCTGACGCGGTTGGAAGCCCGCGGGGATGTTTCCGTTGGCCACGCCGTAGCTGTAGTAGCTGCCCGTGTTCGACAGTTCCGACACGCTGAAACCGATGTTCGGATAGGTGTTAGCCCTGAGCTGCGGCAGGTAGTTCGGGCTTCCCGCGATCTCGGCGAAGTAGAGCGTGTACAGGAACCGGAACGGGCCGCCTGAAGCCAACGCGGTAGCCGCCGTCACCTTCATGAGTTGCGTCTCGATGCCGGCAGGTTCCTCGCGGAACCGCGCGGCGCGGTCGAGGTCCTTCTCGCGGCGGAAGGTGTACTGGTTGCGGTACATCAGTACCAGACCCCCACGAACGCCTGGTACTTCATGCTTTCGCCGAGCGCGCCCGTCGGCCAGATGTCGTTGAACGCGACCGCCGTGCGCTCCTCGCGCGCCCACCGCACGTCGGCGTAATCGTCGCCGTTCATTCGGGGCTTGCCGTCGTTGTCCATCTGCAGGATCTGCGAATGGTGGAAGTACTCGTCGTAGAGGTAGTCGATTACCACCTCGAAGAACTCGTGCTCAAGGTGGTTGATCGCGGCGCCGTCGCAGATGAGGTTTTGCGCGCCGTAGCCAAGGAAGGCGTCCGAGTTCTTCTTGCCTACGTACGCCTGCAGGACGCCCGTGAGGTAGTCGATGCCGCCGCTGTTCACGTCGACCACGAACCGCAGCCGTAGCGCGGTCTGCCGCACGTCGATGTCGCGCACCTTCTGGATGCCGCCGATGTCGGTCGTGCTTAGGTTGTTGGTGGCGTTCGGCCCGGTCATGCCCGGGTTGTCGCGGTACATCTTCATGGACCGCGTGCGGAAGGTCGGGATGACCATGCACGGCAGGAAGAGGCCCTGTGCGAGCGCCGCGGCGTTCTCGATCGACTCCTCCGTCGGGCCCATGCCCATGGCGAACTTGCTCTCGAAATAGCGCGTGGAGTACTCCACGTCCACCGTGATCTTGTTGCCTTCGGGCAAACCCCAGCTCAGCCGCCGCACCAGTGCGCCCGACATCCAGTCAGTGCCCCCGCCGTACTGCTCGCCGATGTTCTTGATGACGGGGCCACCCTGGGTGGCGTCGTAGATGATCGCGTGGGGCTCTAGCGGTCCGACCTCGACCACGTTGCTGGCGTTGAGCGCCGTCTTCTCGACCTGCCAGCGCTCGGTGATCGTGTGCACGTCCCAGATGTCGCCTTGGTTGGCCGTGACGCCCTTGAGGTATGCGCGGTAGTCGTCGGATTCAATCATGTGGTTGCCTCCCGCTGCTGCCGTGCGAAGTTCCGCATGGTGCTGTCCAGTTCCTTCAGTTCGTCGCGGGTGAACAACTGCCGCGCCTCCTGCTCGCTGCCGGCGATGCTGAGGTCGGCTTGCCGTACGATCTCCTCAGCAGTGGTCCCACCGCCGATACCGCCGATGGCGCCTCCGAGCAAAGTGCCGAGCCATGTCGCGCCCTTCAGCGTGTTCTCTGCCCACTGGCCGATCATGCCGCCTCCGCTTGCGGCAAATCCCTGCGAGATGCCGCCGAAGAATCCTGCGCTTTTCGGCGCTGCACCAGTTTCCTGCGCTTGCTCGCGCAGAGTGATCGCCTGCACCGCAGTCATTCCGGTGGTGGTGCGTCCCGTCCTGGCAAACTCCTGCATGGTCTGCTCTGCGGTCTTCATGGTGGCCGCGAATGAATCGACGATCTTCCCCGCGGCCATGATGGGAGCTGCCGCCGCGAGCGCAATGCCCGCGCCGCCAATGGCGAGGCTGCCAGCGCCGCCCCCGAGACTGCCCAGGGCGCCCACCTTGCCAAACGCGCCGCCGGCGAACGCGAGGCCCTTTCCGCCGACGGTCTGAAGTTCCTTGTTCGCGTTGGCAATGTCCCGCTTCATCCCTGCGGTATTCACCTTCACGTCGACGTTGAGCGTGGGAAGCTTCATGCTCCGCCCTCCAGGATGATCCGAACTTGCTTGCGGTTGACCTTCGCGCCCTTGGCCTTCTGGTCGGCTTCATAGAGCGCCGCCTGCAGGTGGCGAAGCAGGGTCGGACCAAGCACCTGCTGGGCCTTGATCGTGGCAAATGTGCCGATGCGGTAGCGCCCCGTCCCGCGGTGGTACTGCCCTCGCTTCCACCCGAGCCCGCCGTACGGGCTTGGCCGTCCGACGGGATACGAATGGAATCCCAGTTCCGTGAAGTGACTGCGCCACCCGCTGCCGTAGCTGTCGTAGACCTTGCGCAGCGCGCGGCCGCCCTTGCCTTGCTTCGGAATCGGCCGCCCGGTTGTCTTGTATCCGACGGCACTCCACGCCACGCCGCTCGGGTTCATCTTGACTTTGTAGGCGAGGCTCTTGTCCGATACGCCGGACGCGCTTGGCGTCAGGCTGCGCGCCAGACGCGCAACCGATTTCGAGTAGTTCCGCAGGGCCTTGCGGGCGATTGCGTCCTGTGTCTTGATCTCGAAGGCGTCAAGCGCCTTGCGGATTTCGTCCAGGCTTTTGGGATCCGGTCGGATTGTGATGTTTGGAGATGTCATCCAATCTCTTCCTGATCGCCTTGTAGTCCGGCACGTCGAGCTCGATTATCAGCTCCAGTACCGAACGTTCCCAGGGTGCTGCCCGCCTGTTCTTCAGGACGCGCGCGAGCAGCGCGCGCGCGTCCCGACCTAGTCCACGCCTTCGTTGTACAACGCCTCGATCTGCGGTACCACCTTCGCCGCGAATCCCGCCGGCGCCGCCATGGCGTCGGCCACGTCGGCGAACAGCGGCTTGCCGTCCGTGTCATGGCAGTGCCGGTACAGGCACCACGCGCGCGCGTTCTCGGGGCTCTTCGCGTTCACGTCGACCGCCTCGACGAGATCCGCGAGCGTCGGCCGCGAGATCTGGAAACGGCACCCGTTCCACTCGGCCGCGATGGGCTGCAGGCTCAGGATGGCGCGGATATCAGGCAATCGTGACCTCGCCCGTGATCTGCGCGGAGAACGCAACGCGGACCACATCGGCCACCGCGGCGCTCGGCGACCAGCTGGTAACGATGGCGTTTGCCGTGTAGGTGGCGCTAGCGTGCAGCGTGAAGACGAATGCGACCGTAGCTCCGGACTTCACCGCAGCCTCCAGCGCGGCGATCTGCGCGTTTCCCTGGTCGTAGTACAGGTTTCCCGAGATGGTGCCCGTGCGGATGCCCGAGATGAACTTCCGGTCGAGGTTGCCGATCTCGGTGGTGTCGACGGTCTCGATGGACAGCTCGACGGTGGCGTCGATCAGGTTGATGAGGGCGGTGCCGCCGACGGCAAGCGAGCACCCGGATGTGTTGTATACGGCCATATCAGGGCTCCCAGTAAACGGTGACGGTGAGGGTGGCGGTGGCGGGTTCCTGCTCGTCGCCGAGCCCGGCGGTTGGTGCCGCCACGGTCTTCGACTTCACGACGAGCGAGTGGATGTCGACGGTGTCGTACGTGCCCGTGGCGAGCACGCTGGCCTCGATGTAGTCCACCAGGCTGCTCGCGTCGACGGTCGTGTCGCAGATGCAGGTGATCGTCAGTTCCGACTCGCGGATGACTCCGATGGTCGCCGGCACGGTCGTGGCGACCTCGAAGGTCACTGCAGGAAGCTCGCTCGACTGCAGGCGGTAGCCGTGCGTCACGCGCGCGTCGGGCACGTCGATGGGCGATGTGCTCGACAGCAGCGTCGAGCGGATCAGCATGGCGCGGATGGCGGATTCAATCGACGCCATCAGTTGATCTCCTCGCAGAGAATGACCGCGACACGGTCGGCTTCATCGAGGTTCCGGATCGACTGGACGCGCAGGGTGCGCCCGCGCAGCGACAGCCGATCAAGTTCCGTGAGCCCGACCTTCTGCACCGCCTGCCAGCGCGCGCGGACCTCGCAGGAACGCACCACGACCACGCCGTCGGCGTACTGCTGCTCGGTGGTCGAGTCGTTCCGCAGGTCGCACCGGAAGGTGCCAGACTCCGTCCATACGTCCGTGCGCATGCCTAGCGCGTCCTGCGCATCGCTGGCGGCGAGACGGGTCGCCACGTGGGACAGGACGCCGCCCGAGATCATCGGAGCTGGCTCCTGATCGAGTACATATCGAGGATGGCCTCGACCGACATCGGCACCGTCTGCAGGCCGATGGGCTGCGCCGCCTCGGGATTGTTGTACCAGTGCCCGACCAGCGCGATCATCGCGTGCACCAGAGGGTCGGGGATGTTCGAGTATCCGACCGTATAGGTCACGATGATCGCGGTGCCTTCGTAGATCTCGGGGCGCTCGAGGAACCTGATCTGGTTCAGCGGCCCGTCGGTCTGGTCGATCCAGTAGTCGCCCGCCGGCAACGTGGTCTGGGTGTTCGTGCTGTTCTGGTAGCGGACGTGCGTGATGCCCGTATAGGGCGCCACGGGGATCAGGCTGTCCGTCCAGTAGGCGAGGTACAGGGCCTCGGTGCGAGGCTGCAGCGCGAGGCCCGTGCGCTTCTCGACGAACACAGTCGCCGTTTCCCTGAGCCTGATCAGGTCGGCGTCATCGTCGCTGTAGTCGATCTTCAGCGCGGTCTTGATTGTGCTCAGGGGGATCGACATGGAAAAGGGTCGGCCGCCTTTCGGCGGCAAACCCCACGGGGAAAGATGCGCTCACTTGAACTCAGCGTGCGCGAATGGGCGGTAGCCCGCGGCGCCGGTCATCACAGTCAGGTCGCTGCGCTTCCACGTCTGGAGGAAGACGTTCAGCTTCACGAGATCGGTGTACTGGTCGAGCATGAACTCGACGGGGCCGCGGTCGTAGATCTCGACGTTCGAGAAGTCGCCCACGATGAAGGCGACATCAGCCGCCGCGGTCGTGGTCGGCATGAACTGCGAGATCACGACGGGAATGCCGTACAGGCTGCCGTTGATGCCGTTGGTGAGGCCCTCGGCGACGTTGTCCGACACCTGCCAGAGGTAGCGGTTCGAGCCATCCTTGAGCTTGCGGATCTCCTTGGCGGCCGTGTCGCCCATCACCCAACGCAACGAGCCGCCGCGGCGGTACTGCGGGCTGACGAGGTGCGCGGTGTCGATCACGGCGTCGGCGGTGAGGCCCGTCCACCCCTGTCCGGTCGTGCCGCCGGTGAAGGTGAACTTGTTGTCGGCGTCGTTGATCGCCTTGACCACGCCGGTCGGCTGAGCGGGGTTTCCGCTCGCGCTCGCCGAACCGTTGCCGGTCATCAGGTACTGCTCTTCGGTCTGCGCGAGCGCCTGGGCGACCTTGTTGGCGAGGTAGCTGCCGCCGTTGATGTAGTCGTTGTACGCCTGGTACGTGACCTTCGAGCGGACGGCGTAGGTGAAGTCGCCGATGGTCTTGCGGCCGAAGGTGCCGGTGGACTCAGTGACGGTGCTCGTCGGGGACGCATGACCGTCGGTGGTCGTGGTCGACTCGTCGACCAGGTAGCCGGTGGGGATCGCGGTCTCCACGGTGATCTGCTGGTCGGTCGCCACGTTGAACACGCGCGCGAGACCGCGGAGCGGGGTCTCCTTCATCATGAGCTCCCAGATGCGCCGCTGCATATCGACGGGCATCGGGGCGTTGGAGCTGCCCGTGTTCAGCGCGCGGATCTCGGCCATGTCGCCCGTGCGGAGCGCCTTGCCGAACGCCGTGCGGTACTCAGCCGACGCGGAGAAGTCCGCGGAAACCGCCTTCTCGGCGGCGCGCACGGCGAGCGGCGCGATCTCGTGCACCGGCTTGCGCATCTCGGAGTCGATGCGGGCGGCGCGCTGGGCCGTCTCGATCTCGCGGTCGAGCTCGGTGTAGCGGGCGTCCATCTTGTCCCACTGCTCGCGCTCAAGCCCGCCGAAGTCCTTGCGGTCGTTGAGCGCCTGCATGTCGGTCAGGAGCTTCTTGCGCTCCTCCATCTTCGTCTTCAGATCCATCTTGCCAGTCCTTTCAGTTCGCGCAATCGAAGCGCGCGTGCCATCCTGTCGCGCTCGGAAACGCTCCGTAGCGACGAACTTGTGCGGTCTCCGTACGCCGCGTCCACGACCACGGACAGCTCGACGAGCCGTGCCTTCGTGACCGTGCGCAGCGTGCGCTTGTCGTTCCACTCGTCGGCCTCGGCGTAGAAGCCGAAGCTCATCTCGCCGGTAAGGTCGCCGCGCGCCATGAGCGCGCGCACGTCGTTGCCGAGCGTGGTCTCGGGGAGGTCCGCGTCGAACCGCAGGCCCTTCGCCGTATCCTTGATCCTGAGGGTTCCGCTCTTCGTGCGCGCGAGCAGCGCGCCGGGCTCGTGGTTCCAGAGAAGCTTGATGTCGGCGTCGGCGAGGTCGCCGAACGCTCCGGGCGCGATGCGCTCCTGGAACGTGCCGCGGACGCCTGGCTCGGTGATCTCGTTGGACCAGCGGTTGTAGGGCACGGCGATGCCGACGAGCTGACGCCCTTCGCCCTGCTCCAGCTCCCCCATCGCGCGCCTAGAAATCATTCGGGGTGCCCTCCGACTCGGACGTGTCCTCGCCGATGTTCGTGCTGCCGCCGCCCGTGCCGACGTTGAGCGCGAGCGTGGGCTCGTCGAGTCCCTCGAGGGGCTCGAGGTCGAGCCGCGCGCGGGCTTCGTTGCGGGTGAGGAATCCGCCCTCGACGCCCGTGCGGAGTGCCGCCATCTGCTCGGCGATGCCTGGGCGGATCAGCGCGTCCGTGTCCCACACGACCGAATCGAACGGCGACATGAGCTTCGAGCGCAGCTCGGACGCGAGCGCCGACATCCACGCTTGCAGACAGCCATCCACGTACATCCGGGACAGCCACTCCATCGAGCCATACGAACTGCCGACGTTCTCGGAGAGGTACGACGCCGGCACGCCGTACAGGCGCGACACGTCGCCGATCGAGTAGCGCCGCGCGGCTTCCAGGCCCGTGTCGTCCACGGTCGACGAGATGCGCTCGATCTTGACGCCGTCGCCGAGCACCACGGGCTTGCCCGCGTTCTCGGCGCCGCCGTGGCGCTTCATGTAGTAGTTCTCCACCTTCTGCATCAACGCTTCGTCGATCTGGCGCTGGTGGATGATGGCGATCTTGGGGTTGCCGGCGTTCTGGTACGCCGTGAGCGCCATTTGCTCCTGGCTCGCCAGGATCTGGATGGACGTGCGGCACAGATTGATGGGCGATTCGCCCCACAGGCCGCTCGTCGACGGCGCGCGCACGTGCAGCACGTCCGACGCGGGGATGTCCGGGTAGCCGCGGATTGTGTACGTCGGCGTCCCGCGCGTCACGTCGAGCGACACGTTGTCGTTGTCGAGCAGGAACAGTTCCAGCAGCTCGCCGCCCTTGGTGCGGTTGATGAGCGCAAAGCCGTTCCCGTAGAGCAGCGCGTTCATAATCAACGCCCGACGGAACTCGAATGCGTTCCACCAGGTCGACGGGTTGCGCCACAGGGTGTCGGCGACGGGCGCCGAGAGCTCGCAGTCGAGCCGCGCGATGTCGCCAGAGATGAGCGTGACCGCGCGGTAGACGGGCGTGTAGCGCAGTGCCGACAGAGGGCCCACCGTCGGCACCGACATCGCGCTGCCGGTCAGCAGCGTGGTCGAGTAGTTCCGACGGAACAGGTTGGCGATGAGGTCAGCGAGCGCCACGCACGGATCATCCGTGCTGCGCAAGAGCGTGCCCCTGTCCTAATCACCGAAGGTCAGATATCGGCGTTCCGCAGGAACTCCCAGCTCGACGCGGTCTCGCCGCCCCAGGCGTGCACGGCCATGATGGCGGCGACCAACGGGTCGATGATGTGGGTCCTCTTGGACTTGTTGATTTTTATGTTGCCGTTCGTGTCCCGGATCGGGACCGCCACCGCGCAGGCGTTGCGGAGGATCGGGTCATCGCCCACGACGAACTTGCGGCCCACCCAGAGCTGCTGGAAGAGCTGGCAGCCGGGGCCCATGGTGGCGATGCCCTGCGAGTAGGTCTCCAGCGGCAGGCCCTTGCTTACTGCCTGCTCGGCGAACATCTTCGCGCCCCACTTGTCGTAGGCCACGCTCGCTATCTGGAACTCGCCGGCGAGCGCCTCCAGGGTGGCCATGATCCGCGTGTAGTCGATCTCTCGGCCGACGGTCAATTCCACGTGCCCCTTGGCCGCCCAGTTCCTGACGGGTAGGCGGTAGTCCAGCTCGCGTTGCCGCACGTCCTCGGACGGCCACCAGTAGTTCCCGCGGAGCGCCACCCGCCCATCGTCCAGGGGAACCGCCACCACCAGCGCCGACAGGTCCAGGCTCTTCGAGAGATCGAGTCCGACCCATGCCCGCCGCCCGCGCAGGGCCGCCCAGTCGATCTCGGTCGGCGTCCAGGCAATGGCCATGTCCAACCAGTTGCCCGTCTCCTCGCCCGTCCTGGCGCAGATATAGCGCGAGAACTCGGCGCGCCCGATGGCGCTGCCCTTCTTCGCGTTCCACATCGTCTTCAGGTCGCGGACGTTCGGTTGCCCGTGCTCCATGCCTGGGTTGGCCTTTGCCCAGCAGGCGTCATCGCCGAGATCATCCTCCTTGTCGATCCCGAACAGCAGCGGCATGGTGGAGTCATCCTCATCCTCGCCGCTTAGAAGCCGCTGCCCCGCCGCCACCTTTTCGGCGAAGAGGCCCTCGGCGTCGGCTGCGGGCGTCGAGATGATGAGCCCGAGACTGTTCCGACGCTTGCCGGCGGTGGTCTCCAGCTTCGCCAGTATGTCCCGATCGGCGAACTCGGCCACCTCGTCGCCGATCCACATGGATGGCGTCAGGCCGTCCAGGCTTGTCGGCGAGGTCTTGAGCGCCGACAAGACGCAGTCCCGCTCGCGGTCCTCGATGCGGTTGTAGAGCACCTTGACGCCGTCGGCCTCGCGCCCGCGGAGCATCTGGCGGGCGGTGTCGACGCATAGAAGCGCCTGCGCTTCCTTGTTGGCGATGACGTGCACGCGCCTGCCGGGGCCGCTCAGGAACTCCCAGAGCGCCAGCGCGGCGGCGTAGGTGGTCTTGCCGTTGCCTC